TACTTGTGTAAAGCCTTCTGGAACAGTATCTCAATTGGTCGGGGTATCTTCAGGAATGCATGCTTGGCATTCTCCATATTATATTAGAACTGTTCGTGGTTCAAAGGGAGATCCAATTTCTACCTTCCTTAAAGAGGTGGGGATTCCAGTAGAAGATGATGTAATGAAGCCAAACGATACATACGTATTCTCATTTCCAGTAAAGGCACCAGAGGGTGCAATTGTTAGAAATGATCTTACTGCTATTGAGCACCTAAACATTTGGTTGGTTTACCAACGTGCATGGTGTGAGCATAAGCCATCAATTACGGTTTCTGTAAAGGAAGACGAATGGATGGATGTAGGAGCTTGGGTATATAAAAATTTTGATGAGGTATCTGGAATTTCATTCTTGCCGCATTCAGATCACTCATACAAGCAAGCACCTTACCAAGAAGTAGATAAAGCAGAATACGATGCACTTGTTGCAAGAATGCCAAAGGATATTCGTTGGGAAGATTTATCTTTCTACGAGACAGAAGATGGCACATCTACTAATGCTACCCTTGCCTGCAGTTCAGACGGAAATTGTGAGCTAGTAGACATTTCTAGTTAAAAGTAGTACAATGTAATTGGGGTAAAACCCAAATTCCTGGGCACACGGCCCAGAAATAGGAGGATCTAATGAAACAAGATCTAAACAACGATGGAAAGGTAACTATGCAAGAGAAATATCTCGCAGCGTTGGCAAGCTATGGTCGTCACTTTTTGGGTGCAGCTATCGCTCTTTACATGACTGGAAACACTGACCCAGGAGACTTACTCAAGGGCGGAATTGCAGCATGTCTGCCAGTTATTCTAAAAGCACTTAATTCTAACGAGCCAGCATTTGGCTTTACAAAGAAGTAAAAATTTAATATCGATTAGGAGTGCCCTTATGGTAAAATATCCATAAGGGCTTTTCTAATTTAGGGGTAAATGTGGCAGCGCAAAAAAATTTCGAAGTAGATCAAAATACAACCTTTACATTTGAGGTTCAGTATCTTGATGAAGACCAGGTGCCAATTCAATTACATTTTCACACCGCAAAACTTCAAGTAAGAGATACACAAGGCGGAAAAAAATTAGCATTCACCCTTGTAGAAAATGACGGTATAGTAATTAACCCAACCCTAGGTAAGCTTCAAATTTCAATATCAGCAGACAGAACAAATAAAATGTTTTATCCAAAATCAGCATACGATCTAGTTCTAATAGACCCAAGCGTCAACAAGACAAGATTGCTAGAAGGGTACATGACCTTAAGTAGGTCTGTAACGATATAATGGCAACACGTTTAATAGTAACCGAAAATAATCCACTCGTTGTAGTAAGAGCATCTGGAGCACCAGGCCGCACAATAATCAGCGGAACAGGAAATCCAGCTAATACCCTAGGAGTGCCTGGGGATTTTTACTTTGATACAACAACAACAAGATTCTGGGGGCCAAAAGCCTCTCAGACTAATACTTGGAATATAGCCCAAAGCTTTATCCTAGATAAGCAAATAGCACTAACGCATACATGGGAGCTATCTCAAGTAACAGGTCCAGTAAATGGAGTCTATCAGGTAGTAATTAATCACAATCTAGGTTTTAGCCCAAACGTAACAGTTAAATCTAGCGCAGGCGACATATTAGAAACAGGAATAGACTATAATAGTATTAATCAAATAACACTGACTATGGCACAACCGTTTTCAGGGACAGCACATCTGTCATAAGGGAGAAAGAAAATGGCAAGAAAATTTTTAGTCAGCGTCGATCTCAATAAAAATGAGCTCCTAAACGCTAGAATTCAGAACTTGGGTGCAGCACCATCAAGCCCAGTATCTGGACAAATTTATTACGATACATCAAACTCAACGATGTACTACTACAATGGACTGTCTGCACCAGATGGCCCATGGATGCCAATGTCTGGATCAACAGAAGTTGTCCAGGATATTATTGGAGCATCCGTACTTGCTGGTACAGCGTTAACATCAACATACAACGATACAGCAGGAACAACAACTCTTAGACTTAATGATACAGCGGTAACACCTGGTTCATATGGTTCACAAACAGCAATTCCTACATTTACAGTAGATGCTCAAGGTCGTTTGACTGCGGCAGGAACTGTAACAGTAGCAACAACACTTTCAATTGCTGCAGAATCTGGAACAGCAGATACAGTAAACCTTCTTACAGATACTTTAACATTTGCCGCAGGCGAAGGTATCGACACCACTGTAACAAATAATACAATCACTATTACTGGAGAAGATGCAAGCGCATCAAATAAAGGTGTTGCAAGTTTTGATGCAATAGACTTTACAGTTTCAGCAGGAGATGTATCCCTAAAGGAAGAGCGAATCCAAGACATTGTTGGAGACATGATTGTCGCACCAAACACTGAAAATGGAATCGTAGTTACATATGATGACACAGCAGCAAAGCTAAACTTTGATGTTGCCGACTTCGATGTACAGCTTTCTGGAGATGTAGTTGGTACAGCCACAGTAACAAACCTAGCAAGTATCAATATCTCAACAACAATACAGCCAAACTCTGTAGCCCTCGGAGATGACACAACTGGAGCTTATATCTCAACAGTTGCTGGAACAGCAAATGAGATTACAGTAGCTGGTTCAGGTGGAGAAACAGCAGCAATTACAATTGGTTTGCCAGATGACGTAACAATTACTAACAACCTTACAGTTGGCGGTAACTTAAACGTAACTGGAACAATTAACTCAGTAAATACCACTCAGGTAAATATTGTTGATAACAAGATTAACCTTAACACCGACTTTACTGGAACCCCAACAGTAGATGCTGGTATTAGAGTAGAGCGTGGAGCATCTGCTGACGTAGAAGTTCTATGGAATGAGACAAATGATCAATGGACACTTACAAATGATGGAACTAACTATCATGAGATTGTGCGTAAGTGGAAGTCTGATATCACAACAACAGAAGTTGCACCATATACATTTACAGCAACACACAATCTCGGAACACGGGATGTAACAGTAGCAGTATATGCAAACTCTGCTCCATATGGAGAAGTTGAAGTAGATGTTGACCATACATCAGTTAACGTGGTAACATTAACATTTGCAGCCGCACCAACCGCTGGAGCATACAGAGTCGTAATCACTGGTTAAGGAGAGATAAATGTCTGTAAAAAGATTAGTCTCCTTAAATACAGTCAGTTTAGCGACTGACCCAGCAAATCCAAGAATCGGTGACCTATATTTAAATAGCGTCTCCAACAAAGTAAGAGTTTATACCAATACTGGTTGGATTGAAGTTGGAGCAGGTTCAGCAGGATCTGCAGTATCAATAGGAACTACAGCACCAACAACACCTTCCCCCAAAGAGGGTGATCTTTGGTACAACAACGTTGATCCTCACTTCTATACTTATGATGGAACATTCTGGGTAGAAATATCTTTCGGACCCGTCGGACCTGTTGGTCCAGGAGTAGCAGCAGGCGGAACCACTGGTCAGATTGCAGCTAAATCTTCAAACGCAGACTATGCAGTTACATGGGTAAACCCTTATACCGATACAAATGCAAAAGATGCCGTTGGAAATGCAGTAGGATCAGGTCTTTCTTACAATACAACTACAAAAGCAATATCAGTAAATACCGCATTAATTGCATCTCAGACTTATGTAGATAATGCAGTCTCAGCGCTCTCCTCAACCGCCGCAGAAACTTATGTGCCAGATTCTTTGGTCGGTAACCCAGATGGAATAGCAACGCTAGATGCAACTGGAAATGTTCCCATCTCCCAGCTAGGAAATATAATTGACGGGGCTCCAGCAGTGCTGAATACCCTAAATGAATTAGCAGCAGCCGTAGGCGACGATGCTAATTTTATTACTAATATCACAAACTCTGTTTATGACACAGAAATTGGTATAATAATGGGAGCGTACTAGGAGATAATATGGCAAATGTAGCAAAACAATTTGTAAGGGCAGCAGCAGCCACTTCCTCAGCAACGCTATATACTGTTCCAGCAAGCAAGACTAATATAGTAACTAATATTTCAATTACCAATACAACTGCTGCAGCAATTACCGCCTCAATTTTATTTAATGACGTTGCATACATTGCAGCCGTAACAGTAGGCGCAAATGATACTCTTGTTATGGATACAAAGACAGTTCTTTCTGCCGCACAAACTATTAAAGGTTTTGCATCTTCGACTTCTGTAAACTTTCACATATCGGGGGTTGAATTATAATGGCAGTTCGTAAAGCAGCTTCGGCATCAGTGGCTCTATCAGGAGGCGGCGGAGGAGCAACAATACCAGTAGGTCCAACAGCGGAAAGACCACAAAATGCTAGTATTGGAGACCTGTATTTTAATACAACTCATGATACACTTGAGCAATACACCAAAAGCGGTTGGCAGAAAACTTATGAAAAAGTTGCTATGGCTTTAAGGATGAACAGAATGGAGACAATGTAACATGCCAGACTATACTTCGTTAGCCACAGAAATTACCGCTATTAAATCTGAGATTGCAGCATCAATTGGTCACACAACTTATAGCGCACAGGATTTAGTTTATCTAGCATCAGCATTAAACACATTAGGTGGAATGCTTGGCGTAAATGACATTGTTACAGCAACTGCAGATAAAATTGCAGATCTTGAAACAAAGAAAGTTGCCTCTCTTGCATCGATGGAAACTGCACGAGTCGGAGCGGTGGCAGACGTAGTAGCAGAAAGAGCAACAGCAATTAGCAATATTACAACATTAGGTACAACGACAATGAATCAAATCAATTCAGCGTCAACAAGTTTTAACGTACTATTTATAGGGAGCATGATATAAAATGGCAATTAATTACAAGGTATTGGGACAGACAGTTCCATCAGCAAACGCAACATACACACAGATTTACGCTGTTCCAGCGGGAAAGCAAGCTATCTGCTCATCACTAACAGTGGCAAATCTTTCAACAGATGACGTTCTCTATCGGGTAAGAGTAAGAGTTGCAGGCGCTGCAGCAAATGACAAGCAAATTTTAGTATATGACACAGCAGCAGCTGCAGGAATATCACAAGCACTTCAACTTTCAATGACCCTAGGTACAGGAGATATCGTAGAAATTTATGCGGCATCAACATCAATCGCATTCAATTTATTTGGATCAGAGGTGGATGCATAATGCCAGGTTTTAATACACTTCCCGCAGTAGGCGGAGGCGGCGGACAGGCTAACATGACATATGTTGCTTCTATTCATATGAATACATACAATCGTTCATGGGCTCAAGGTGGAACAGCAGGACACTACGCTTTGTATTCAACAAATCAAGAAAATGGATATGCATATTTTGTAGGAGCTACTACAACAGGAGTTGCTTTGAATAGAGTTGCAAATATTACTCACTCTTTTACAAGAATTGATATTATTGCGCCAGTTAACGATATGGTTTCTTTATACAGAGCAAAAGTAAAATCAACATCTGTATTTAATAATCCTTTTGCAGCATTTTCATCATTCCCTTCCACAATTAGAAGCTCAGGAAACTTTGTTCTTCCAAATAACGCACTCCCCCTTGTAAATATTCTTGTATCTGGAGCAGGTGGGCATGGCGGGCATGGAACACACAATGGCGCAGGCGGAGGTGGAGGTGGCGGTGGAGTTGTAAAGCTTACAGCTTTTCAAGCCGTTGGAACAACTGCTGTAACTATTTCTGGTTCTAATAGTGGCAACAACGGTGGTACTTCTGGAACTACATATTTTGGTAACGTTTATGCACTTGGAGGCGGAGGCGGAGGTCATAGAGGTGGCCACAACGGTGGCCCAGGCGCAAATGGCGGCGGATCTGGTAATCACAGTGGAACTGGCGGAACTGGAACAACTCAAACAGTTTCAACTGGATTAGGAACTTCAGGTTCACCAGTTTATCACGGAGGACACTCTGGCGGAAATGGTGCAGGACCTAACAATCACCACGGTGGCTCAGGTGGTGGCGGTGGAGCAGCAAGTGCTGGAGGCAGCTCTAATGGCCAGCACAACTACGGTAGTGCTGGAATAGGACATGTGTCAGATATTGAAGGATCAAACCATATGTACGGTGCAGGGGGTCCAGGCGGCGAGTATAATGCACGTGCAACTGCTGGATGGGCTGGGCACAATGCAAGAGGACATGGTGGAGAATGTGGAAATGAACAGAATAATAATCCAGGCGGGGATTCAGGATCAGTAATTGTGAGGTACTATATACCATGAGTCTATACGCAAAAATTGAAAATAATACTGTTGTTAATGTTATTGTATGTGACGATGTAACAGTTGGATCGCTTGTTGGAGAGCATGTAAAAGTAACTTCATTAACAAATAACCCATACGTTGGTGGAGAGTATCGAAGAGATGTCAATAAGTTTATTGAAGCAAAGCCTCCTTACGATTCTTGGATTTTAAATGATGATCTTAAGTGGGAGTCTCCAAAAGGACCTCAACCAGCACATAATTTTGATTGGGACGAAGAATCTCAAGAGTGGATTGATCAACCAATCAAGTCTGAATAAGGAGTAAAAAATGGCAGTAACACTAGATTTAGTATCTAAGAACTCCTTGCCCGCCCTAGGCGGTAATTTGACGTTCAAGGCACCATCAGCATCAGCAGTAACTAAGCAACGTATATTTATTCTAAACGTAGGTATGCTTGTAAATGCTGGTCTATATAGCCTTGATTTTACTAACGGTGCTCCAACTAATGTTACTTATATTAATATTCTAGATGGCGACGGAAACATTATTGATAAATCTTTTGTTAGCCCTTCATTTACTACAACATGGAACTTTAATCCAAGTAAGAATTGGGCCAAGATTATTCTTGTTTCAGATAACCAGTATATTAACTGGCCAACAAACTCTAATGCTGTAGTATCTTCAGGATTGATTTCAAATACAAATACTACACCAACCCCAACACTTCCTACAACTGCAGCAGTACAACTTACTAATGCCCTAACCTGTAGAAATGTCGGCGGAACAGACTATGTCTGGTCTTATCCAACATATAATGTTGCCACAGATGCATACTATGCAGGCAAGATTGTAAATGCTACAACAATGGCAGCAGTTGATCTTTATTCAAATAATTACAAGGGTGCATCATTTGCCTTTGACTATACTAATAACAAGATGTACATAGCAGGTGGAGGACAATATAATTCAGCAGGCGGAGTTCAAACACATAATCAGACCATGTATACAACCTTTATTGAAAAGGACATGGCTACAGCATCATTTACTCAGACAGCAAAGTCTAATTACCCAGATGCTTTGAATACAATGAATATTCTTATGGCCGCTCCAGGAGATGGAAACGTCTACACATTTGGAACACATTATCTAGAAACATCAAACGTTCCTACAACACATTATTTTGGAAACCTCGCATACAAGTGGACTGGATCAACTAATACTTGGTCTGCTATTGCTAAGATGCCAGGAGAGCCTTCTAACTCTTATGACCGCACATTTGTGTTCTCATATGAGGGTAAGGTTTATATCTCAGGAGAAAGAAAGACGGCGGTAGATAAGGGAACTGAATCTACATTCGATTACTGGTTTGGATACTATAATCCAGCAACAAATACATATACTACCATTAAGAACTTTAAGTCAGCAACAAAAGCATTTGATACACTAGGTCATATGAATGGTCGCACATATACAGAAGATGCATTGTACCTATATGACCAATTTGACCGTAAGTATTCAAAGGCAACATATATTGCTACTGGATTCCTTCCCACCCCTGTAGAAACACCACAGTACTGGGCACCAACACAGGTTCTATCTGTTGCAAATAATCCAGGAAGTGCTACTTCATACGCACACTACCTAGACAATGGACAGTATTACTTAATATCACAAACACAATCTCAGGTAGCAGTACCTTCATACGCAGCTAGGGTATAATACTAATATGGCTACCATATTCCCCCTAAGCCCAACACTAAACCAAACATTCACAAGCAACGGAATTACTTGGAAGTGGGACAACTCTAAATGGGCATTGTTTACAGATCCAGCAGTAGTATTTGATCACCTTCATTCATATGACGGCGCAGTAGTTTCAACTGGAATGGCAGCTGGAGTAAGTTATGATGGAGGAGACGCTAATCCCGCATGACAACTACAAACGTAACATTTAGACTTCGTAGAGACACAACAGCAAATTGGGCTCTATATAATCCAGTCCTTCAACCTGGAGAAATTGGCATTGATACAACTCTTAATAAGTTTAAGATAGGTAATGGCGTAGCAACATTTTCTGCCCTAGTATTTGCAAACGTTTTAGCAACTGATTTAACTTCAGCAATTACAACACATAATAATGCCACTACAAATATTCACGGAATTGCCGATACTACTGCTCTTGCAACAAAGACATATGTAGATACAGCAGTTAGTGGTCTTGCTTCTACCGCCGCTCAGACATACGTTCCAGACACCCTAGTAGGCAACCCAGACGGCCTAGCGACACTTGACGCAAATGGCCTTGTCCCTCTATCTCAGCTTGCTAATTTAGTTGACTCAGCCCCAACAGCTTTAAATACTTTAAATGAATTGGCGGCGGCTCTAGGAGACGATGCTAATTTTTCTACTACAGTTACAAATTCTTTAGGAACATTATCTTCTCAGGTAGCCAGCTTTGATGCCCGTATAGTAAGCCTAGAATTGGACCTAGGAATATAAAAGAACATATGATATACTTTATCAAGGAGATCACAAATGACCGCATATGATAGCTTAAGCACACAGATTACAGCAATGAAGACTAAGATGACTTCAATGACAACTGCTGCAACTACAACACAAGATATGATCTATCTTGCTAAGTCTTTAACAGAGTTAGCGAATATGCTTGGTGTCGATGATATTGTCGCTGCAACTGCAGCTAAAATCACGGAACTAGAAACAAAAAGATCTACATCGGCGGCATCTCTAGAAACAGCAAGAGTAGCATCACTAGCAGATATTGGATTAGATAGAGCAACTGCTTTAGCTGATATCAGTACAGCAAGAATTTCAGCAATAAATCAGGTAAGCGGTGCAGGAGCATCATTACACTCATTCTTTATGGTAGGGGTATAAAAATATGGCAATGGTATACAAGATTCTGGGACAAAAGTCACCAGCAGCAACAACAGATTTTAATTTATATACAGTAAGCGGATCAAAGCAGACCATTATCAATTGTATTACAATTGCTAACAGAGATGCAGATAACGCTGCTACATATCGGATTTCAGTTCGCCCAGATGGCGCAACATTAACAACAGATCACTACATTGCATATAATGTGCAAATTGATCCAAGCTCAAGCATAGCATTAAATTTAGGACTAACATTAGATACAAATGATGTTATTACTGTGCAGGCATCTACAGCACTTGTAACATTTAATGCGTATGGAGTGGAGATAGACGTATAATGGGAATTCAAGGATTTACACCATCATCTGGAGGCCTTCCAGGAAAATCATTTATAGGAAATGTTGCCCTATCAACTTCAGCAATATCTTGGACACAGGCAGGATCAGCTGGCAAATATACCATTCTTTCTCAAAATGGAAAGGCTGGTTATGCATATTTTGTAGGATCTTCAACAATTGGTGGCCCATTAAATGGAGTTATTGATGTTACAGTACCATTTACAACAATAAAAATTGTTGGAGAAGTTGGAGATGTTGTAACATTATTCAAACTTTCACTTAAAGCAACTTCAACCATCACTCCAACAATGACAACTACAACATGGTCATCATCACAAACTGGGATAACTTTGCCCACAAACCAGACTGGATTTATAGATGCCTTTTTAGTTGGCGGCGGAGGCGGCGGTTCTCATGGACACTGGGGTTCTGGCGGAGGCGGCGGAGGCTGTGTATTAGTTCAATCGTTTCCCATGAAAGTTGGATCAACATTTAATGTTGGAGTAGGGTCTCACGGAACAGTTAGAACTACAAGCAATGGCGGGGACACAACATTTAACGGATTAACTGCACTTGGTGGAGGTTTTGGAGCACATCATCATGGACAGAACGGTGGTTCTGGCGGATGCGGCGGAGGCGGTAGTTCACATGGTCCACATGGGGGGCAGGACGTAGGAGTAATGCCTGGTTGGTCAAATCAAGATCAATATTTACCAAATTTTAATTCAAATGCGTGGCTATCATCTACAACTGTTCAATCTCACGGCTCAAATGGAAGTGGAGCAGGGCATGCAGGCGGCTCACATTCAGGCGGAGGCGGAGGCGGCGCTGGAGGAACTCGTGGCGGTGGTTTTCACGACGGAGGAGATGGATTTTTGTTACCGTGGAATTCAACTAGATATGGCGCTGGAGGAAGAGCATCAAGACACTCAAACGACGGTGGGCCAGGATCACGTGGAGATGGTTGGGGAAATGCTGGTTCTGGAGCAGGAAGTACCTCTGCATCAACATCGAACGCACAAGAAAATGGAACAGCAGGAATAGTAATTGTTAGGAGCTACAGCATATAATGACTAAATTTTGGGCAAAAATTAATAATGATATTGTTGAAAATACAATCTATGGAGAAACCCCGTTAGACGACGGAGAGTACTTAGAATTTAACCACGAGGGAACAATTAGAAGCAACCCCGCAGTTATTGGGGCGACATATGATAGAGAAAATGATGTTTTTATACTTCCAAAACCATTTCCTTCTTGGACCTTAAATGAAAATTTTAAGTGGGAATCCCCAGTTGGTGATCAGCCAAATGATGGTGTTTATAGATGGGATGAACAAAACAATAATTGGTTTAAGATAGTGTCAAATATTACTCCAGAACATTAAAAAATATTGACAAAGTGTCTCTATAAATAGTATAATTACTAAATAGAGACATTTTGATTTTAACAGCAAATTACTGTTAAAACTAGTAGAATAGATAATCATGATTAATTTAAATAAGATAGTAATAGTTGGCGGGGGTTCCGCTGGATGGATGTCTGCCGCAACAATGGTTAGAGCATTCCCAGATAAGGAAATCATTGTCATTGAATCCCCAGATTATCCGATTATAGGTGTTGGAGAATCAACACTTGGCGGAATCACTGGATGGGCTAATTGGATTGGCATTGATGAAAAAGACTTCATGCCAGCAACAGATGCCGTATACAAGATGTCTATTAAGTTTACAGATTTCTATAAGAAGGATGCAGGAGGATTCCATTACCCATTTGGTAAAGTATTTACAGATGGAACAGTAAATGGTCTTAATGACTGGTATGTAAAGAAGGCTAAATTCCCAGATCTAGATGTAGCAGATTATGCCCGTACATTCTTTCCCGCCCTAACATTGGCAGAACAGAACAAGTTGTCATGGAATGAATCAGGCAAGCTTGGAAACTTTAACTTTAAGCAAGATGTAGCATATCACTTTGATGCTACAAAATTTGGCCAGTGGCTAAAGAACAATTATTGTATTCCTCGTGGAGTAACGGTAATTCCTCAAACAGTTGAATCAGTAAATACAAATGAGGCGGGAATCGAATCTCTAGTATTAACAGATGGCACACTACTTACAGCAGATCTATTTATTGACTGTACAGGATTTAAGTCTATGCTTCTTGAAGGAGCATTAGAAGAGCCATGGGATGACTTTGGCCATATGCTTCCAAATAATAGCGCATGGGCTACTCGTATTCCTTATACTGATAAAGAAAAGGAAATGGAGCCTTATACTAACTGTACCGCCATTAATAATGGGTGGGTATGGAATATTCCATCGTGGGAAAGAATCGGAACAGGTTATGTATTTAGTGATAACCACGTATCTAAAGAAGAAGCTCTAGAAGAGTTTAAGCAACATCTTAAGTCAGACAAGATGACAATTCATAACCCAGATCGTGATGTTGAAGCACTTGAGTTTAAGTACATCAAGTTCCGTATCGGAATTCATCGGAGAACATTTGTTAAGAATGTTGTGGGAATTGGATTTGCAGCAGGCTTTATTGAGCCACTAGAATCAAATGGTCTATTTACAGTCCATGAGTTCTTGGATAAGCTCGTAAAGACTTTATCTAGAGGAACGGTTACCCAATGGGATAGAGATGCATATAATGCTGCCACTCGTCGTCAATATCTAGGATTCAAGGAATTCGTTGCACAACATTATGCTCTTTCAAATAGAACAGATACCCAATACTGGAGAGATGTTACAGATAAGACATTCCAGCCACAAGTTCCTGAACTAGATCCTTCTATGATTGTAGGATTTAACGATCTTGCAGATATTCATATTAATCGTCAGAGATATGACGGAGTCGGCGGAATCCATTGTATCGCTACTGGACTTAATTACTTCCCAGTAAACAAGGATACAGTAGATCGCTGGAAACATTATGATGGTATCGACTATTATGATTACACCAAGGACACATGGAAGACATGGGATATATTCCGCAAACTTTGGCAGGAGGAAGCAGATGCTTCACCTACAATGTACCAATGGCTTAAGGAAAATATTCACAATGATAAAGCCTAATGAAATTGTTGAGGTAACTAAGCAATTAGGTCGTAAGTCATATTGGAATAAGACCAATGCAATTGAGTTCTGGGCATTTAGCACAAAGCTTAGTATCATTATTCCTGGCCTATTGTTCGGTATTCAATTTTGGTGGTTATACATATTTGCTCTTGCTTCAAGCTTGGCTCTTATATTGACCTCAACTATTAAAACTCTTCCGACCATTATTTATTTTAATGTCGGTTGGTCTATTCTAGCATCGGCAGCAATAGTAAAACATTTTGTAGGATAACGTGAAAAAAATAAAGTTTGCTTTAAAAAAAGATTTTAATGACATCGTTCCTCCAAATTCTGCAAAACATTATTTGCCAGAATGGTACAGAAATACGCCAAAAGCGCTAGATTCTAATAACGAAGATGTTATAAATCATAGATCTACATTTAAAGCATGTGTGCCATTTATGGACTCAATGATTTCTGGATACGTATTTGAACTGTGGCAAGATATAAATATAATTCAAGATGAAAATATGCCAAGAATAACATGGAAAGATAATTCCGCCCCAGTTCTTGGAATAAGAGATTTTGCATTATCGGGCAACATGCCTACTCCAATAGGGTGTCATGATATACATTATATATTAAAGCATCCATTGTACATTAAAACTCCACCAGGATACAGCATCTTGATAACTAACCCATTAAATAGATATGATCTTCCATTTTTAGCTTTAAGCGCAGTCGTAGACTCTGACAAAGAGCCGTTTTTTCCAGGTAATTATTCTTTATTTTTAAAAAAAGATTTTGCAGGAGTAGTTAAAATGGGAACTCCATTGCTTCAAATAATTCCATTTAAGAGAGACGACTGGTCAAGCGAAATTGATAATTCAATAATTATTGATGGGCAAAAAGCTTCTAAGAAATCATTAAGAACCATATCTGGTTGGTATAGAGACAATGCTTGGTCAAAGAAAAAATATGAATAAGATTAAGTTTATTAACACTAGTGATGATGTTTCTGATAATTTTGCACCTATTCCAGCATCAAAATCTTTGCCAGATTGGTATAAAAAAATGCCGTCCTATATGAATGGCATAAAAGAAATAGCAAGCGATGGAACCACAGGTACTATAAAAAAATGTTTACCAGTTTTTGATGCTATTAGTAATGGATACCTGATATTAACTCATTGTGATATTTCTATAAAGTGGGATGGTATTGGCTATATATTTAATGCGCCTTATGATAATTTTAAATTTATCTCTTATCATCCTTTATGGCAAGTAAACCTTCATCCTAAAATAGGTAGCGATTTAACAAATGTTCCAAAGTATGCAAACCCTTGGAGTATAGTGACCCCCAAAGGATACTCTAGTTTATTTGTACCTCCAATACATAGAGAAAACGATATTATTATTTTTGAAGGAGTTGTAGATACAGATTCTTATCATAGCCCAGTACAACTACCATTCTATTTAAGCAAGTCAGAAACAGACTTGTTTATACCTGCTGGTACTCCCATAGCTCAAGTTATTATTTTTAAGAGAGAGTCTTGGAGGTCAGAAATTAGTAAAGATTACAGTAAAGCAATACAAGCAAAAGCTCTAAATAACTCTAGATTCTTTGATGCTTACAAAAATCTGTTCTGGTCCAGGAAAAAATATGAGTGACATTCCGCTACCACCACCTCTCCATGACTATTTAATAGTTAGATCGGCAGCAGAAGTTATAGAAGGTCCTATATCAGAACTACTACATTCCCTAGCAGATGATATGGAGACTTTGTCTAAGATGGAAGAGAAGCCAGACTTTAAATTTCGGCTTGCCGCCATTAAACTATCTAATGATATACTAAGGGAAGAGTAACTAATTCAGGAACCCATTTGGGGTATAATAGGAGAGATATGGCTACTAATTTCCCTACCTCGTTGGATAACCTTACAAATCCCGCAGGTTCCGACCCAGTAAACAATCCTTCTCATGCTTCTCAGCATGCGAACCTAAATGATGCCATTGAAAAACTTGAAGAAAAGGTCGGCGTTAATAATTCGGCGGTTACAACAAGCCTTGATTATAGAGTAAAGCAATTAGAGACTAATCCAGTAGCCTCATACACAGACGAAGAGGCCAGAGACGCAATTGCTCTTGCATTGCGAACAAGCGGCGGGATCACAGTATCCTCTGATGATGTAGCAAATACAATTACACTTTCAACAGATAGCACAATTGCCACAAAGACTTATGTTGACACAGCAGTATCAAGTACAGTAAACACAGCAGCATTAACATATGTTCCATATTCAGAAGTTGGAAATGCTGATGGAATTGCAACACTTGATGCAAATGCTCGTATTCCATTATCTCAATTAGGCAATTTAATAGATGGCGCTCCAGCAGCCCTAGATACATTAAATGAATTAGCTGCAGCAATTAATGATGATGCATCATATGCTGCAGGAATTACAACTGCTCTTGGGCTAAAAGCGCCAATTGCTTCTCCAACATTTACTGGTACAGTAGGCGGAATTACAAAGGATATGGTCGGACTTGCAAATGTAGATAATACTACAGATGCAAATAAGCCAGTTTCAACTGCCACACAAACAGCATTAAATCTAAAGGCAAATCTTGCTTCCCCAACATTAACTGGAACACCACTTGCCCCAACTGCTACAACTGGAACAAATACAACCCAGATTGCAACTACAGCATTTGTTAAGACAGCAATTGATACAAGTGTTCAACCAGGTGCAGTTTATCAAACAACTGCTCCATCATCTCCTGCCGTCGGACAGATCTGGATTGATTCAGATGAAGATGTAACCACATTTGATTCTAACATTATTCGCCGCAAGGCAATTACTGCAACAGCAGGACAAACAGTATTTACTGCCGACCTTCCATTCATTGATGGGTTTGAGCAGATTTTTATGAACGGTCTTCTTCTTGTTAAGACTACAGACTATGCAACATCAGGCGGGAACACAGTAACTCTAACATCTGCGGCGGCGGCATCAGATGTAATCGAAATAGTTTCAGTAACTGGAGCTAACTCAATAGACACATATACACAGGCGGAAACAAATGCCCTACTAGCAGCAAATACCTCAGTAGCCCCATTATCAATTTCAGCAAATACTACATTGTTAGCAAAGAAGAGATATTTCGTTACATCAGCATCTGCGCTAACATTGACGCTTCCAGCGTCTCCAGCGCTAAATGATGAGATTCAGATCCTAGATGCTTCAGGGAACAGTTCAACGTATAATATAACTGTGGCACGTAATGCCAATAAAATAAACGGCGGGAACAATAATTTAATTATAGATACAAATGGTGGCTGGTATACATTACTTTATACTGGAAGCACATATGGATGGAAGGTTGGATAATGCCAGATATTAGAACATCAGCACTAGGTGGGATTCCATTTGGAAACAATGCTGGAAGACCAGCAAATCCACAAACTGGACAGCCATATTTTAATGGAGAAACTCAAAGACTAGAGTTGTACACAGCACTTGGTTGGAATAACATTGTTCAAGAAACTCCAGCTCCCACATCCGTGTCTGGAAACTACATAGCATCAAATACATCAAATACTTTAGTCGTGTATGGAACTAATTTTGTTGAAGGGGCAACAGTATACGCTATAGGATCAAACAACAGCGAGATACAGGCGACATCTGTAACATATAATTCTTTAGTTCAGCTGACAGTAGTATTTACAGGACTTGTTTCTGCACAGGAGCCTTATAATCTTAAGGTTATAAACCCAAGTGGTCTTTTTGGAATACTGCCTGCAGCTATCTATGTAAACGAGACACCTTTATGGAATACAGCATCAGGGTCGCTAGGTAACTTTTATGAAGGCTTTTCTTTATCTACATCAGTCAGCGCAACAGATCCAGATGGGAGCTCTTTATCTTACTCTTCATCTAATTTACCAGCATGGCTAACCTTAACTCCAAGTGGAGTAAATGCTGGACGCATAACAGGGCTTGCTCCAGCAACAAATGGAAGTACAACTTATTCTTTTAGTGTTATAGCTTCAGATGGCGTAAATAACTCATCTACAAGATCATTTAGTTTATCTGTAGTCGATGTAACTGTAGAAGTTCTAGTAGTTGCTGGCGGAGGAGGCGGCGGAAACTATGGAGGCGGCGGAGGCGGCGGCGGAATGAGAGAAAATTTATCTTATCCTGTAACTTCAGGAGCAAACTATACAATTTCAGTAGGCAATGGTGGTAATAGTGCTTATACAAGAGTTGGAAACAATGCAGGTTACGGTAATCGGGGTCAGAACTCTGTCTTTTCAGACATAACTGCCACAGGCGGCGGAGGCGGCGGAGGCCCATCAAATGTTGGAGCTGAAGTTGATGGTGGCTCAGGCGGCGGAGTCGGATACGAATCTTTAACAGACGGAAGAGTTGCTGGAATCAGTTCGCCTATAACATCTCCTGTTCAGGGTTATGCTGGCGGAATTCCATCTTCACAAACTACCCCTTATTCTTCAGGCGGAGGCGGCGGAGCAGGTGGAGCAGCTGAAACAGGATTTGCTGGGAGCAGGACAACAGCAGGTGCTGGAGGAATAGGAAGAGTTTCATCGATAACTGGCGCAGCAACTCATTATGCAGGTGGTGGTGGAGGAGGAATTGCTGGAGGATCAGGTTATACTCCAAGTAGTGGTAATATACCAGGATCAGGCGGTCTAGGCGGAGGAGGCAACGGCTCTGGTGGAAATCCTACAGGCAACGCAAGTGCTGGAAACGGAGTAGACAATTTAGGCGGCGGAGGCGGCGGAGGCGGATATAGCGGAAATGCAGGAGTTAATTACATCCCTTCTGGATCGGGAGGAAAAGGCATTGTGGTCATTGCTTATTCTACAACTATTCCAGCAATATCTAATATTCCAGGAGGACTAACTTATACCATTGATACCGCTACTCGTCCTGGCTATAGAGTTTATAAATTTACTTCAGGAACAGGAACGATTACATTCTAATGTCTAAAGCCAGAGATATAAACGGGGGTAGTAAATAATGAGTAAAGCTAGAGACTTAGCAGGTATCTTTAATCTAGGACCTCGTTCTGGTACCACCGCTCAACGCCCAGCGACGGCGGAAGTAGGAGATATCTTCTACAATGGTACAACAGGAAAAACAGAAATTTATACAACCACAGGCTGGAAAGAAATGGCAAGCGGAATCCCATTTGGAAACAATGCTGGAAGACCAGCAGATCCACAGCCAGGTCAGCCATACTTTAATGGTCAAGAAAACAGACTAGAGATTTATACTCAATCTACTGGATGGCAAAATATTGTTGCAGAAACTCCTGGCGTTGTTTCTGTATCTGGAAACTATATTGCTGATAACTCTTCAAACACACTTGTTATAAGTGGGACAAATTTTTCAACAGGCGCACAAGTTTTTGCGGTTGGAACTAATTTAGTAGAAATACAAGCTGACTCTGCAACAGTAAATTCAATTGTTCAGATAACTGCAGTCTTTTCTGGTTTATCAAATGCTAATGAGCCTTATGATATCAAGGTTGTAAACCCTTCAAATCTTTATGGTATTCTTCCAGATGCACTGTATGTAAATCAAACTCCAACATGGAATACACCAGCTGGAACAATAGGATCTTTCCCTTCTTTACAAACCGTATCTGCTTCAGTTTCTGCAACAGATCCAGATGGATCTGCTTTATCTTACACACTTTCTTCAGGCTCTTTGCCTTCTGGTGTTACATTAAATTCATCAAACGGATCAATTACTGGAACCCCGCCAGCATCTAGCTCTACAACAATATATAACTTTAGCGTTACCGCTTCTGACGGAGTTAATTCTTCGACTAGATCATTTTCTCTATCTGTTACACCATACCAAATATCTTCCGAGGTTTTAATTGTAGGTGGCGGCGGCGGCGGCGGATATCATTCTGGAACTGGTGCTAACGGAGGTGGCGGTGCAGGCGGAGTTATGTACAATTCTTCTTATACTTTAGTTAGTGGGACTTATAGTGTTTCTGTAGGTTCTGGCGGATTGGGTGGAACTCAATCTTCAGAATTTAAAAGAGGAAATACTGGATCAAGCTCTTACTGGGGATCTATAGTAGCTCTTGGAGGAGGATACGGTGGTGCTGGAAATCATACAGAATTTTATAGTGGTGGAGCAGGTGGCTCAGGAGGTGGAGCTACTGGTTCAAACGTAGCTTTAGCTGGCTCTGCAACTCAAGCATCTTCTTCTGGATTTACTGGTTATGGATTTTCTGGTGGAGCGGGTCATGAAGCTGGAGGAAGTAACCATAACGGCGGCGGCGGAGGTGGAGCAGGTGGTGCAGGTCAATCTGGAACATCTACTTATGCTGGTAGTGGAGGAAATGGAATACAGCTTTCAATAACTGGTACACCTTCTTATTATGCTGCTGGAGGTGGAGGTAGTACTTATCTTTCCGATAAACTTATTGGAAATCCAAGTATAGGTCAAACAAGAGTTAATGGAATTGGTGGAGCAGGAACTATAGGAAACCAAGAAGCAAATATAGACAATCCAAATATAGATGCTGTTGCAAACACTGGTTCTGGAGGAGGTTCTGCAAGATGGACATCGATAAATAGAGCTGGAAATGGTGGCTCTGGAGTATTAGTTATAGCTTACCCTAACACTATGCCTGACCTTGTTATTTCGGCAGGGCTTACATATAATTCTCCAACAAGATCTGGATATAAGGTTTATAGGTTTACAGCTGGCACTGGAACGGTAACTTTCTAATGGCTAAAACAATTAAAGTATGGAGCGGAACCGAATGGGTAAATGTTGGAGTACAAGCTGCTCTACCTGGAGACTATGTAGATACTACTGCTCTCAATTCCGCCCTTGGTTCATACAAGCAAGAAGTAAATCTTGCAATCTCTGCAAACACAACATTAGTTGCGGGACGCAGATATTTTGTTGATACAGCAGCAGCAAGAACATTAACACTTCCTGCAAGCCCAACACTTGGGCAAGAAATTATTATATTTGATGCAACAGGATCGGCGGGAACAAATAATATCACCATATCCCGTAATGGAAATAAGATCAATGGTTTAACAGAAGATGCTATAATTGACGTAGATCAATCAGTAACTACATTAATTTATACAGGTACAACGCTAGGATGGAGTTTCATATAATGGCTATTAAGAAATCATCAGGTTCAGGAATTCCGTTTGGAAACACAGCAGGACGTCCTGCTAATCCAGGAACTGGTCAATTGTATTCAAATGGTGAAGCTGCCAGATTAGAATTGTATACCGCCACAGGGTGGCAAAATATTGTGCAGGAAGTTCCAGGGGTTGCCTCAATTACAGGCACATATTCAGAAGCAACAAATTCTGGAACAATTACAATTGCAGGTACAAACTTTGTATCAGGAGCAATTGCATCAGCAATTGGCACAAATGGAGTAGAAGTATTAGCATCATCTACAACATACAACTCTTTAGTACAAATAACAGCAGTATTTGCAAATCTTTCAAATGCTAATGAGCCGTATGACATAAAGGTTACAAACCCTTCAAACCTGTTTGGATTAATTCCAGATGCACTATATGTTAATGCATCTCCAGTATGGCAGACAGCAAGCGGATCGCTTGGCACATTTAATGAACAGGTTTCTATAACCTTATCTGCATTATCTGCATCAGATTCTGATTCAACAGTAACATACGCATTGGCAAACGGATCATCTTTACCTAGCGGAGTTACATTAAACTCAGCAACAGGAGTAATTTCAGGAACACTGCCAGATATTTCAACAAATACAACATACTCATTTACAGTTAATGCTACTGATGGTTTAAATACTATTCCAAGAACATTTAGTATTACATCTAATTATTTAATAGATGTAGAATACTTAGTTGTTGCTGGCGGAGGCGGTGGAGGAGGTGCTGTTAGAGGCGGTGGCGGCGGTGCTGGTGGATATAGATCTTCTGTACAAGGAGAGCTTTCTGGTCAAAATTCTAACCCAGAATCTGTAGAAAAAATATCTGTTGGATCAACAAAGCTTATTACTGTTGGATCTGGAGGTAATGCTGGGCCATATGATATTAATAATGGTGCAGCCGCTGGAGAAAATGGTCAAAATTCAATTTTTGGATCAATAGTTTCTACAGGAGGCGGTGCTGGTGGTGCTTCTGATTCTCAAGGAACTGGAAGAAATCCACAAATAGGTGGATCAGGTGGCGGTGGATTTTATGGATGGACTGGCCAACCAGCAGTTCAGGGAACAGCAAATCAAGGATTTCCTGGAGGAACAAGTCAAACAACTTATCCTTATGGCGGTGGAGGAGGAGGAGCTGGTCAGCAAGGTAGAAGTGCAAGTGACGGATCCAGACCCTGTGGTGGCGGAAATGGATTACAATCTTCTATTACTGGAACTGCAACGTACTATGCTGGCGGAGGATCTTCTGCTGGATACCCAGGTCAAGGTTCTATAGAAAATGTTGCAGGAGGACTTGGTGGCGGAGGTAAGGGTATGAATAATGTTGGAAAAACTTCTGGAACTGGAGATGCTAATGGAACTCCAAATACAGGCGGAGGCGGAGGAGCTTCTGGAAATGGTGGATCTGGAGTAGTTATTATTGCATACCCAAATATTTATCCAGCTATTACAACTATTCCTGGAACACTAACATATGATCAACCAGCTCGTTCAGGTTATAGAGTTTATCGCTTTACTGCGGGATCAGGAACAATTACCTTCTAGTAATTACTAGCATAATTTGCTATAATTAAGGCATCATAGAAAAGAGTTAACATGCCATCATATCAATATGAATGCCAAGAGTGTAAAGTTCAGTATACTCATTTTAGAAGTATTAAAGAAGAAGATCCAGGTTATACCTGTGATACTTGTAGTTCCCCCCTCGTTAGATGGTATGGGATTTCTGGAACACGCACACAAAAAAGACTACCAGAAGGTGATGATTTTATTTCATCTCAGATGGACTTTTATGGGACGGATAACTGGAAAGAACATTATGCTACTTGGGATGTAAAACCAGATAGACAATGAAAGGCTCAAATAGTAAGCTTTTAAAAGGCTTATAACCCTGAGAATGGTATAATTTAAAAATGCCAGGAAATACAACGCCTAAAACATTTAGATATCCGACATTAGATATGTCGCCCGATGTCCCAAGAGACCTTGGCTATTTAGCAACAGATATAGATAATTATTTAACAAACAATCCAGGCCCAACAGGCGCAACAGGACCAGCAGGTCCTACAGGCGCAACAGGTGCACAAGGCCCTACAGGTGCAACTGGACCGCAAGGTCCACAAGGACCACAAGGTGCAACAGGTGCAGCAAGTACTGTTGCAGGACCAACAGGACCAGCAGGTGCAACTGGACCGCAAGGTCCGCAAGGCTTAACAGGTTTAACAGGAGCAGCAGGTGCAACTGGACCGCAAGGTCCACAAGGTATTCAAGGAATTAAAGGCGACAAAGGTGACACTGGAACTGGAGTACAGATACTTGGTTCTTACGCAACTCTTTCAGCATTGCAAGCAGCGCACCCAACAGGAAACGCTGGAGATGGATATTTAATTTCAAGCAACTTGTATGTTTGGGATACAGTAAACACTAGTTGGATTAATGTTGGAACAATTCAAGGGCCAGCAGGTCCAACTGGACCAACAGGTGCAACTGGACCGCAAGGTCCACAAGGCATACAAGGATTAACTGGTGAAACAGGCGCACAGGGCCCACAGGGACCACAAGGATCAATAGGTCCACAAGGAATCACAGGCGCAACTGGCCCGCAAGGTCCACAAGGACCTCAAGGTTTAACTGGTCCAGCTGGACCAGAAGGAACTAGAGCAACATTTTCTATTACATCTTCAACACCACCAGCAAGTCCAGTAAATGGACAGGCATGGTTTAATTCAGATAACGGCAGAAGTTATACATACTATGATTCATATTGGGTAGAAACTGGATCATCTTTATCTGGTCCCGCAGGTGCAACAGGTCCACAAGGACCACAAGGTATTCAAGGTGCACAAGGTGTTTCAATAAATCTTAAAGCATCTTCTTTAACTGTAGCAGCATTGCCTTCAACAGGAAATACTGTAAACGATGCAAGAATTGTTGATGCAGATGGAGACCTTTATATTTGGAACGGCTCATCTTGGTCTTCTGCAGGTCAGATCGTTGGCCCACAGGGCCCACAAGGCCCACAGGGGCCACAAGGTGAGGCGGGATCACAAGCAACATTCTCAGTAGTAGCAACAACACCTCCTGCAAATCCAGTAGAAGGACAAGCTTGGTATAACTCAGATGATGGACTTACATATATTTATTATGACTCATCATGGATTGAATTTGGAAATTCTCAAGCAGGCCCACAAGGACCAGCAGGACCAGCAGGTCCAGCAGGAGCAAGCGGCGGAACATGGAGTTTAATTGGAACTCCTTATACATCAAGCTCAGGATTCTTTTCATCATTTACAGGATTAGCGGGAGCATATAAAGAGTTAATTCTTGAATGGACTGGACTTGCATGTACTTCAAACAACGGAGTTCTTGGAAACTCTTTGATTGTTAAGGTTAACGGAGATAATAATAATTATACAGGCGGAGGAGATTGGGTATTTGGAGGAAGTGCTGGTGCCTCAGTATATCTAAATCCGCCAAACCCTATAACAACTTTTAGATACAACTCTGGAAAATTCCATATTAGAAATGCAAATAGCACAGGAACAAAACATTGGGAACTAATTTCTAGCGGACTAGGACAAGGTAGTTTATACGGAACAACTCAAACAATGATTACAGTAAGAGGCGCAGGAACATATACTGGATCATCAGCTATAAATTCAGTAAACTTCCAAGTAGTAAATGAAACTTGGACAGGTGGAACTTGGACTCTATGGGGGCTATCATAAAATGAAAATAACAGAATACGATGTTGTGTTACAGCAAATAGTTGAAAGAGATTTAACTCAAGAAGAAATTGATTCTATTAACGAAGCGGAAGAAAGATGTAACTCCAGAGTAGTTACAGAGATAGGGGAATAGTAATGGCAGCTATAGATTTTCCAAACTCCCCCACATTAAATCAAGTATTTACTGTAGGCACAAACTCATGGACATGGAATGGTTCTCGGTGGAACGTTGTTAGAACAGGCGTAACAGGTCCTACAGGCCCACAAGGCCCACAAGGCCTAACTGGCGCTACTGGCCCAGCAGGCCCACAAGGTCCACAAGGAATTCAAGGCGCAACAGGCCTAACTGGCCCGCAAGGTATTCAAGGAATTCAAGGTGCAACGGGTGCAACAGGAGCAGTTGGAGCAACGTTTCCAACCCAGACAGGTAACGCTGGAAGATTTTTAAGCACAGATGGTACATCTACTTCATGGGCTGCTGTATCAACAACAGCTTACTCAAATGGAACCAATACAGCAAACTCAAATAAAATATTTTATAACAATACAGGATCTCTTCCTACAGGAACAGCGGCAGGAGATTTGTACATTCAGTACTAAAATATTATGGGAATAAAACTATTTAATTCGTCAACTTGGAACACAGTATCTTCATTAAAGATATACACGGGTTCTTCGTGGGCGAATGCTGTAAAAGGCTGGGTTTATAATGGATCTTCATGGAGTGCTTTTTATCCAGAATTTCCTGCGCTGATTACCGCACCAACAACAACTCCACAAGCATATTTCGGTGGGGCAGGATCAACAGTAACATGCACTAGCGGTACTTGGTCAGGCTCTCCAACATCTTATTCGTATGCTTGGGAATCAAGAAAATGGGACGGTAGCGGAAGCTGGGCATCAACAGGAGTAACAGGTCCTTCAATGTTTGTATCTAGTGCGTATGTTGCGTATAATTTAAGATGCAAGGTTACTGCTACAAATGCAAGAGGATCTACAGATACATATGTTGAAACTGGAACATGGGGCCCAGGTGCACTTACGGGACTTACAAAGACATCCACGGGAACAAATACCTGGACTCTAAATTGGAATGCTTCATACGGTGCAGCACAATATTATATTCAATATCAATATGTAGGATCAATTCCATTAACAGAGGTTGTTACAACAGGAACTTCTTATAATATTAACGCAACTCAATATCCCGCTGCCCCAGCGTTTATGGGAGTTTTAGTAAGTCCGCTTGGGCCTTCCTCAAATGGATTCCCGTCTGCCACATATAATTATGGATATCCAGGGCAAGGCGCAAATGCTTAATAAGGAGAAAAAATGATAGAATATACAGTAATAACAGAAGATGAAAAAGCAGAAATTAGAAAAGCTACAATTAGAAATTTAGAACATCAGTTGTACCAGCTTGATCTTGAGCTTACTGCTGAAAATGCTAAAGAAGTACCAACAGCAGATGCTGTTGAATATTTTAACTCTGCAATTGCAGAAAAGCAAGCTCAAATAGCAGCTATTGAATAAGGAGAATAAAAAATGGCAATAGACTTTCCAAATAGTCCAACAGTAAATCAATCCTTTACTGCTGGTGGAAGCACATGGATTTGGGATGGAATTGCTTGGAACCTCCAAAGAATTACAACTGGTGCTCAAGGACCACAAGGCGAAACTGGACCTCAAGGCCCAGCGGGCCCAACAGGTCCTCAAGGAACATCTATTAATGTTAAAGCATCAGTAGCAAATGTAGCTGCCTTGCCTTCAACTGGTAACAGCGCAAACGATGCAAGAATTGTAGAGTCTGATGGAGACCTGTATGTTTGGGGTGGTTCATCTTGGACATCAGTAGGTCAGATTGTTGGACCACAAGGCCCACAAGGCCCACAAGGCCCTACGGGTCCGCAAGGCGTCAAAGGAGATACAGGTAACACAGGAGTATCTGGCGGAATAACATTAGCAGTTACAAACTCAGGATCAGGATCTTATACAATTAATGGTTCTGCTAATCCAACGCTATCTTTTATTCGGGGACATAGATACGTAATTAATGTCAATGCTGTCGGACACCCGTTCTGGATTCAAACAGTTGCAGGTGCATATAGTGCAGGAAATGTTTACAGCACTGGTGTAACAAATGGCGGAACAGATAATGGAACAATTATATTTGAAGTTCCTTTTAACGCCCCACAACTTTATTATGCTTGCCAATACCACTCATCGATGGCTGGATCTATTACAGTTTCTGATTTAGGACCACAAGGAATTCAAGGGATTCAAGGAATTCAAGGTATACAAGGTATACAAGGCTTAACAGGTTCTACAGGTCCGCAAGGTCCGCAAGGAATTCAGGGCCCAGCTGGCCCAACTGGTGCAGCAAGCACAGTCGCTGGCCCAACAGGTCCGCAAGGACCTGCAGGACCAGCTGGAGCAAATGGAACAAGTGGAAGAGGCTTCTCTGGAGTTTCATCTACTGCTTTTCACACAATATCTACGGGAACTAAGTCTTACAGCGTATCAAATTCAGGAGCGTATGCAATAGGACAAAGAGTAAGAGCAAGACTTTTTTCTTCAGGTTCAATTTGGAATGAAGGAGTTATTCTTGATATTGCACAAGATTTTTATATTCAAATTTCCGTAGACAGAATAAGCGGAAGTGGAAGTGGAAGCTCATGGGATTTTATTCTAGTCGGAGAAGTAGGCGCAACTGGACCACAAGGACCGCAGGGTAATCAAGGAAACACTGGAAACACGGGATCAACAGGCCCACAAGGCCCACAGGGGCCACAGGGCCCAGCTGGCGCAGCAAGCACAGTCGCTGGCCCAACAGGTCCGCAAGGACCTGCGGGACCAACAGGCCCAGCAGGAACAGTGCCTAATCCAATTTATTCCCCAACCTTAGAAGGCGCTACATTAAATGGATTTACATCTATCGGACCAGCGTCCACATCTGGAACTGGATCATGGTTTCCTTACTCAGATACAAGCTATAACTTAGGGTCATCTACATACAAGTGGAATAATATATTTAACCGTGTTTCTACAATTAGCACATCAGATCAAAGAGAAAAGAAAGACATATTATCTTCTGATTTAGGTCTAGCATTTATTAATGACCTTAATCCAGTTTCTTACCGATTTATAGTCGGACAAAATAAAGAAGTTTTAGATGCAAATGGAGATAAGGTTTTAGATCAAGACGGAAATCCTACTTACGAAGCTGAACCAGGTACAAGATATCACTATGGCCTTATTTCTCAAGAAGTCAAGCAAGCGGTAGACGCTCATACACAAAAAGATTTTGCAGGTTGGACACTAGATGATCCATCAGATCCAAACTCAGGGCAAGGTCTAAGATACGGTGAATTTATAGCACCATTAATTAAAGCTGTACAAGAGCTATCTGCAAGAGTAGCTGAGCTAGAACAAAATAGTCAGGCGTAACTATGTCATATAAGAGCAGAATCTTAAATGACTTTCCAAACTCGTTCTACCTACTAGATGAAGTTCAATCTGGAACCACTAATACTTTTGCCGAATTGCTATCTCAGTATGCAACATATCAAGCTTTAAAAGATAGCGGTCTTACATATGGAGAAATAAGCGGAATGCAGATTTACGACTACTCTGGTAGTTTGAATAACGGTACTGCTTCTTCCGCTTCATCAAAACAAATTATGCCTTTAGTAACAGGTTCCGTAAGAGGAACTGAAGTTTTAAGCTCCACTATTATTACATATAACCCAAAAGGAATTGCTACAAAGTACTACAAGGATAACTCTTTTTCTATAGAGGCTTGGTGTGCACTTCCAGGATATAACGTAAGCACAACAATAGTTGGAGACACCGCAACAAACACTGGCATATTTTATCAGAACGGCAATATTATATTTAGGGTTGGAGCCAACCAAGTTCAGGCTACAGTATCAAATTCTGAAGTAGTATATGTTGTAGGTATATTTCAGAGTAATATTTTGTCCCTATACATAAACGGATTTATTGCCGATGCATTGCAAATAGACTCATATAAGTTTTCTAATGAGACAGCAACCTTTCAATCAGGACCCTCTACTGGCAGATTTGTAGTAGACTGTGTAGGATTTTATAGATACGCCCTATCTGGTACTCAGGTATTGGCTCATTACAATGAGGGAACCCAAGAAGTAAACGTATCTCAAATTGTATCAGCAGACAATGGCTATCTTTTCAGCATGAACACAGAGTCACTTAGACCTAAGTTTATTTATTCATATCCAGGATCCAAGCCTTGGTCTGAAATAGCAACGGGCGGGATTACAATATCTGATGACAACTCTTATATCTATATACCAGAGACAGAGACTGCAGCAACTGCATCATTTACATTTACCGATTATTTTATTGTACCTAATTATTTAAATATCGATACATCTCAAATCCACTGGAGCAACGATGTAACTGGAATTCTAGTAGAGGCAAGCATTGATAATATTACTTGGAGGACTTGTAAGAATGGAAGCCCTCTTCCATATATCAATAAGAATGATAACCAATTCTCACAGATTGTTTATTTAAGGATAACCTTATCCTCTGCAGATACCAGCAAGTATCTTCCAATCCTGCGATCCCTAGAAATAGCTTTCTATACTGGCAAGAACTTCTATAGCGATAATTCAGGATACTATGTATCTTCCGCATATGACTATGCTTTGCCAAAGTTCAATAGCAAGACCCTTTCTTATAATAAATACAATGGGCTTGTCATGTATGACGGACATGGATTCTCATTGAATTCTATTCCCGCCGTTTCTTGCATAGAGATGATATACACCCCACAGTATAATCAGAATGTCTTATTCTCAGGAGCTACTAAAAAGTACGAGTGGGATAATGCGGGGCTAATAACAAAGACAGGGATCTCCTCAATTTATGTCAATGGCATAGATAGGACGGCGGAAACAAATGTCTGGAACTTCCTAGTAGTAGATACACCACATCATATTGTAATAAATCTAACATCATCTGATACAAGCATCAAATTTAATCAGAATCAGAATGACACCAAATCGGGGATTGGGCATATGTATAATAACGTAGCCGTATATGAGACCACCTTATCCGTAAATAGAATTCTAAACCATTACCTGCTTTATACGGGGAATACGGTAAATCAGATCAATGACACTTCATTTTCACTAATAGAGTCATCTTCTGGTGACGATTCCACCCCGTTCTTTCTAACAGTGGTAGAGCCAGAGTCAGTTAGCCTTTAATTGTGTCCAACCAGTGTGCAAACTCTGGACTTTGACACGAAATAATGGTATGATTTAGTTCTATGGATATGAGTAAAGCTAAATATAAAATTAATGACGAAGAGTCAATTCTAGGCATATATGTCTGGGAAATGCCAGACGGCAGATGGATTGGAGATGACGATGGCAACTTTCTTTCGGTCACGTCCAAAAAAGGCAATAGATCCAACATCGATGCTTTGGCTAGAGAAGTTCGCTCATTCGGTATATATGAAGGCGGGCCTAAATTTCTTTCAGCAAGACGCAAAATTGATGACGAAGAATTTGAGCACCAACAGCAAAGACTCAACTGGGGACTAATCCCTGATCCATATGATATTGGTAACTATAAGGACGAAATGAAGAAACTAGGTGGTTTAAGATGACAGTAGAATTTCTTAACGAAAACAACTCAGAAAACATTATTGATATATCAAATACAGCGGACTGGTTCTCTTTTAAGAAAGATGAAAAAAGCAATGACCCATTTGCAGTAAACCTTGAAGAGCTAAAAAAGGTTAGAGGTCTAGGATCTGCATTTAAGCGTAGAATTAATAGAGAGTTCTCAAAGTCATTTACTGGCATTGAAGAAACGGGAACACAGCAAAACCTACTTGCACAAGCAATTAGTGGATATGCTATGTTTGACCTTATTGAGCCTCCATATAACCAAGAGTATCTTTCAAAGGTGTATGAGATTTCAACATATAACTATGCAGCAATTAATGCCAAGGTCGCCAATATTGTTGGCCTAGGATATGACTTTGTTGAGACAAAGAAAACAAACGATGCCTTTGATTCTATTACAGATGATAAGCAATTAGAAAGAGCCCGTAGAAAGTTAAACAAACTACGCCAGGACATGCATGCTTGGCTAGACACAACGAATGCTGAAGACACATTTACGCAGACTTTGATTAAGGTCTACACAGACCTAGAAGCAACAGGAAATGGTTATCTTGAAGTAGGTAGAACAACAGGCGGAAACATTGGATATATTGGACATATTCCAGCAAAGACAATGCGTGTTCGTAGACTAAGAGATGGCTTTATTCAGTTGCTATACGGCAAGGCTGTATTCTTTAATAACTTCGGAGACACTGAAACAGAGAATCCAATTGCTGGGCAAGAAGATCGCCCAAATGAGATTATTCATTTTAAGAAGTATACTCCTATGAATAACTATTATGGTATCCCAGATATTATCGCTGCACAGGTAGCACTTGCAGGTAATGAATTATCTGGTCGATATAACCTAGACTACTTTGAAAACAAAGCGGTCCCAAGATATATTATTACAGTAAAGGGAGCAAAGCTTTCTCCAGAGTCAGAGCGTAAATTGCTTGAGTTTTTCCAAGTTGGATTAAAGGGAAAAAACCACAGGTCTCTATATGTTCCGCTTCCAGCAGATAGCCCAGACTCAAAGGTTGAATTTAAAATGGAACCAATTGAGGCGGGAAACCAAGAGGGTTCATTTGAGAAGTATCGTAAATCAAATAGAGACGAAATTCTATTAGCCCACCGTGTGCCAATTAATAAAATTGGAACTCCAGAGGGTGTAAATTTAGCGGTTGCCCGTGATGCAGACAAGACATTTAAAGAGCAAGTTTGCCGTCCAGCCCAGATGACACTTGAAAAGAAAATAAATGCAATATTTGAAGAAAAGACTGATGCCCTAACTTTGAAGTTTAATGAATTGACTTTGACCGATGAGGATACCCAGTCTAAAATTGATGAAAGATATTTGCGTATGCAGGTAATTACCCCTAATGAAGTTAGAATTAGAAAGGGTATGATTCCACTTGATGGCGGAGACGACATGGTCGATTTAAAAGGACAAGACGCCGCAGAGCAAAGAGCTCAAGCAGGAAATACAAGACAAAGATCTCAAGACCGTCAGGCAGCCGCCCCCGATGTTGATGGGGAAGGCAGAAATGCTAAAGGCGACGGAAGACAGGTTGACTAAGTCCACTCAACTGTTATTTGCTTTATAGTCTATAACACTATAAAATTAAGCATATGAACATTGAAAAGTCTTTATGGACCAGTAACGGCAACGTTATTAATTTGTCGGTTCCTTTTACTAAAGTTAACCGTGAAAAGAGAACCGTATCTGGATTCGCAACCCTAGACAATGTTGATCAGACTGGTGATGTTGTAACAGCAGAATCAAGTCTCAAGGCATTCGAAAATTTCCGTGGGAATATTCGTGAGATGCACGGATCAAATGCGGTAGGAAAGATGGTTTCTTTTAAACCAGAAACTTTCTACGACCCAAAGTCAAAAGAGTTCTTCAACGGAGTGTATGTCGATGCATACATCTCAAAGGGCGCACAAGACACCTGGGAGAAAGTTCTAGACGGAACTCTATCTGGATTCTCAATCGGCGGAAAGATTCTTGAGTCAGACAATGAAGTTAACAAGGCGAATGGCAAGACCGTAAGATTTATCAAGAACTATGAACTAATTGAACTTTCTATTGTTGATTCACCAGCAAATGAACTTTGTAACATTCTTTCTATCCAGAAGGTCAATGGACAATACATTGCAAAGGGAATTGCAGTAGGAGTAGTAACTGAAAATATATTTTACTGTGCAGACAGTGATTCTGTTTTTATCTCAACAGATAAAACATATGACTCTCCAGTATCTGGAAAGCCAGCAGAGTTAATCGGATGGGTTGAAAGCTCAGATGTTAACAAAGCAAAAGAGATAGATAAGATTCTTGATGCATACAAGCATTCAAGATTTACGTTGCCTGAAACACAAACAATTGCAAAACAGGCAAACGCAGAAGGAGGTAATGAAATGTCAGATAATACAGAAAACGTAGTTGTCGAAGATGTTGCAGTAGAGGCACCAGCCGAAGCAGTAGCAGAAGAAACAGCCGTTGAA